ATGCACCTAGGCAACCGTCACCGCCAGTTCGCGCGTGAAGGTCGCGACCGCGTCGCCGCAGACGCGGTCGAACTCGCAGATCGCCTCAAAGAACGGCGGCTCGTTCGTGTCGCGCAGGAACGCGCCGACCACGCTCTGCGAGAACGCGACGAATGTCTCGCTCGTCGACTCGCTCGTCCACATCGTGCCTGGGGGGCATCCGCGCGAGTATGCGAAAGGAGAAGCGGTGTTCCCTGGCGTGTCAAGCTGCAGCGGGATCATGCCCGACGCGTCCCACGGTTCCGTGGTTGGGTTGCTCGGCAGATTTACATCTGGACAGCGGTAGGTCGTCGTGACCGTGCCGCTTCCGCTCTTGGCGACGAACCAAAGACCAGATCCGACATCCCAAGTCGAGCCGCCAATGAACCACGGGTAGCATCGAATTTCGGCATCGACCGACACCGATCCCTGATACCGAACCTCCGCGAGCCTGAACGCCTGACACACGCTGTCGCAGTCGGGATACCACGGCATTCCGTACTCGCACTCGCCAGGTGTGTAGCCCTCGGGATACGAGACGGTCACGCTGCCGCTCAGGTACTCGGGAGCCTCGCCGCCGCCCGTCACCGATCCCGAGAGCGTTCCGCGATAGACCCCGTCCACGCCGCGCGTGAGCGTGCCGCCGAGCGAGACGGCGTAGGTGTGCGGCACAGGCACGCCGGCCTGAAAGCGCCACTCCTCCCAACTGCTGCCATCGGGCATCCGCAGCGTGTCCGTTACGACGAGCGAGTAGGTTACGGTCACGGTCGGCGGCGAGGGGCACGCGCGCCAAATGTCGCAAATCTGCTCGTAGGGAACGCCGAATCCCTCGCAGCAGCAGCCCGCCGAAGCTGCATCAAGCGTCACGCCTCGACCCCGTAGAGCGTCACGGTGATTCGATCAGAGTTTGCCGCGCTCATCCAGATGCGGTCGCCGCTCGTCATGTACAGCGGCCCCTCGTAGCGCGTGGTCGTCTTGCCGTTCGTGGTCACATCGTAGAAGATCGCGTTCGCCGTGGTCGGCGACTCGCCTGGGCGCGTGTGGTGCAGCCTGAAGTCCGTGTTGTTCGATGTGATCGCGGACACATAGAGCACCTCGACGATGGCGCTCGACCCGTTCGGCACCTCGTAGATTTGGTGCGCCACCGTCTTCGCGACCGCGCCCGCGAGCTTGCGGCGAGGATACGACCGCCATGTCCGCGAGTTGTAGGCGTTCGGCAGCGTCGACGCGCGCGAGTCGATCCCGCCGCCCGCAGCGGACGGGACGAGCGTCTCCTCGCTGACGGTCGGCGCGGTGAACGAAGCGGATTCTCTTCCTGCTGCTGCTGCCATCATGGTTCTCCGCTTGGACAGGTGAACGCGTAGCCGTTCGGCATCGAGAACACCCAGAGGTTCGCCGTGGGAACCTTCGACGCGACGACGATCACGCCCGCGCGGATCGGTCGGCGAATCGCCGTCACGCCCGCAGGGGGCACGCTCCCAACACCGATGATCCCGCCGTCATCGGGCCGAATCTCCGCGAGGTTCCAGAGCTGATAGGTCGGCCCGAACTCCGTGGCCGTCACGACATTGCCGAACGGCGGCACGACATCGAAGCCGACCTGAACCTCGCGGCCATCGTAGCCCCACTGGTACGACAGGTTCCCCGCGTTCACGCCCGTGATCTTGATCGCCTTCTGTGCGCCGCCGCCCGCGCCCGAGACGACCGCCCACCACGACCTTCCCGTCTTCGTGCGGCGCGGCGTGAGGAAGACGACCGCGCCGACCGAGTACGCCGCGCCGTCGAGCGCGTAGGCGGGCGATGCGCGCGTGTTCCCGTCGAGCGTCGAGTTGCGCCCGCCGACGACGACCTCGTAGTCGCCGTCATCCTTCAGGACGACCTCGCTCCACTGGTACGCGCCGTCGACCGCCGCGCCGAGCTGCGCGAGGACGAGCGGCCCAGACGCGATCGGGCGCGTGCCGCCGATCGCGGGCGACGATGCCTCGATGAGGTCGAAAGCCTCGTTCAGGTGATGCCACTGAAGCGCGCCGACCTGTCCGTTGTTGAAGCGCGGAAGAGGCATCAGTCGGAGAGGATGTAGTACTGGAGGTTCACCGCCGCCGTGTTCGCGCGCGCGGTCGGCGCGGCGGTTCCTAGCCGCATGATCGCGGCCTCGCCCGCCTTGAGCCGCGCGAACGCGACGAAGGTCGTCGTGCCCGTGCCGAGGTCGACATAGTTCGTAGGCCCGAGGTTTCGGAAGTAGGCGTATCCCGCCGTGCCGAGGTCGGTCACGCTGAGAGTCTCGCCCGTCGTGCCGATCGACTGAACGCCGCCAGTCGCGTTCGTGCCCGTCATGTCGACGAGAAGTGTGCCAGGGTCTTCGCGGTGCGCGAGGAACCCCTTGGCTACGGTCATCTTGAGCTGAAGGGTGATCTCGTTTGCCATGTCAGAAGTTCTCGCTGAGTGCGTTGAAGTCTGCGAAGTCGGGGAACGGCTGCTCGAACGCGACCGTCTCCGCGCGGAGGATGCCGGGGCTTGCCTCGCTCAGGAGCACCTGACCGTCAGCGCCACGGCGCGGAACCTGAATGAGGTGCATCTGCGCGTCCTGCGCGAAGTAGTGCGTGAGGCTCACCTTGTCGAGCGCGACTCGCTGCGCCTTCGCGCCCTTGTAGACGACTTGTCCGCGCGGCGCGCCTTGGAACGCGAGCGCGTTGCGCGTGCCTCGCACGGCGCGAATGTTCTGGCTGCGGTCGGGCAGCGTCTCAAGCGCGACCGTCTCCGTGAACTCGATCGTCGAGAAGAACGCGAGCACCGAGAGCGGGAGTCCCGCGCTGTCGACCTTGCGGCCTCCGATGTCCGACTGGAGCACATTCGGATTGCCGTCAAGCGGTATCAGGAGGCCAGGGTTCGTCCTCCACACATCGCGGAACTCGGCGCTCCAGTCGACGGAGAACTGGGCGTAACCGATCTCCAAGGGCTGAAACTGGAACGGCTCGCCGTTCTCGTAGTTCCACTCAAGGTTCCACACGCCGCTTCCGTCGTCGCGAACCGTGATGTTGTACGACCGCGCGTAGATGCCGATCTCGCCAGGGAAGAGCGCATTGCGCGCGGGGATGTCCACGCTTCCGATGGTCGTCCCGAAGGTGTCGCGAATCTGCTTCGGCGTGGTGATCGGCGTCGCGTCGTCCCAGATCGCGAAGCGGCGCGTAGCGGCGGTCTTGCCGCCGCTGTAGTTCATGTTGCGCGTTTCCTGAAGCTCGATCGCAACCAGTGCCATCAGGTGAACCCTCCCGCCGCGCCCTGCGCGCGGATCGCCTCAAGGGCGCGCACGATCCGAATGTCGTTCTGCCGCTTCTCCGTCTCTGGGTACGCGTCGAACGAGAACGACCCGAGCGCCGTCTGCGTGCGCCCGACTCCCGCCGTCTGCGCCTCCTCGCGCTCCGCCGTCAGCCGCTCCTCCTCCTCGGCCACGCGGCGCGCCGTCTCAAGGCGCTCGGCCTCGTCGCGCTCGCGAAGCTCGCGCATCTTGTCGGCGATCGCCGACAGCCTGATCGCCTCCGCGTCGGCGGCGGCATCCGCCGCCTCGGCCTCCTTGCGGATGCGCTCCTCGTCGGCCTTGACACGCTTCTCCTCCGCTTCGTCGAACGCCTTCAGGCGCTCGGCTGCGGACTGCTGGATCAGCTTGCGCTCGGCCTGAAAGATTTCCTCAAGGAACTTCCTTTCGCTGTCGCGGGTCGCGGCCTGACTGTCAGCCTTGAACTGCTTCTCGAGCGCGGCGATCTTCTCCTGAGCCTCAAGGTCGATCGCGTACCGCTCGTCTCCCGCCTCGCGCGCCGCGTTGCGGCGCAGTTCGAACTCGGCGGCGACGAGCCGCTTGGCGCGCTGCTCGGCGACGGCCAGACCCTTCTGAGCCTCGGCCTCCATCGCGCGCGCGACATCGACCAGCCGCTCTTGCGCCGATGCTCCGATCGCAAGGTCGAGCGCGGACTCGACCGCGCTTGCGATCGCCCCGATGACGGGAATCGCCTTGATGCCCTGCGCGATCGCATCGCCGACCTTCGCGCCCTGCGCCGCCTGTTCAAGCGTGGTCTTCAATGCGGCAGAGATCGCCGTCGCGGCGAGCGCGCCACGGATCGCGTTCTGGGCGCTCTTGCCGAAGTTCGTGCCGAGGCCGTCGCCCTGCTTGTCGAACGAGTCCTTGAACGCCTTGCCCGCCTCGCCGCCCTTCGTCGCGGCGGTCGTCTTCACGGCGGCCATCGACTCGTTGAAGCGAGTCATCGTCGCCGCCACGGAGATATTGATAGCGCCCGCGTTCATCGTCCCTCCACATATCGTCTCATCCAATCGCCCTCATCGGTGCGCTCGCCGTGGCCCTTGACGGCCATCAGCAGATGCGCCTCAAACTCGCCGCAGACGAGGTCGAGCGGGTTGCCGAGTCCAGGGCACGCCCGCGCCACCAGATGCGCGTGCGCGAGCCAGTCGCGCGGCGGCTCCGGCGGCAGCGGGCCTACGGATTTCCCGACGCGGCCCGCCGTTCGTGCTCCTCGATGTCTATCCCGAGCGCGGCAAGCGCGAGCGCCGTGGCGACCTGTGGCTCGACGAGCGCGACGAGTGCGCCGCTCTCGTCGCACGCGCGGTCGAGGACGCGCAGCGCCCCCGACAGCGAGAAGCACGACATGACTAGCGCGCTCGCGCGCCTCGCCTCGTCGCGGGCCGCGCGCGCCTCCGCGACCGCCTCCTTGGGCGTCATGCCCGCAGCGCGCGCGTCCCGCGCCGCGTCCGCCGCCATCGCGTCCGCGAGGCTCTCGCCGAGGGCGATCCGTTCGCGAACCGTCAGCGGGCGCAGCGAGAACGCCCGCCCGTCCACATCATGCGTCCATGCAGAAAGCCTGATCATCGCATCCTCCTCCGCATCAGCTCCGCGAACGCATCGTCAGGCGCGGCCACGCGCTTGTCTCCGACGCGGCGGATGCTCCAACCGTCGATCCCCTTGAGGTCGACCCGCTCCGACATCACCGCGCACCGAACCGCGTGCTCCTCGCTCACCGTGCCCGGCGAGACGCGTCGCGTCCTGACCGTGCCGTCGCGCAGGACGAGCGTGACGAGCCAGTCGCTTTCGCTCGGGCCGAAGAGTCCAACCGCTTGATGCATCACACAAGCCAAGTGACGACGGGCGCAGCGCCGTCCGCGTTCGCGAAGTTCGCTGTGATCGTGACATCCTGCGTCTTGTCGGACGCGAAGGCATAGTTGTTCACGATGCAGTTCGCCGCGATGCGGCAATCGTTCGTCGCCGTGCCGTCGAACAGGCCGAGGACGATCGCCGTCGTGCTCGTCTGGTTGAACATCACGGCGGTGTTCGTCGTGCCCGCGTCGTTGACCTCCAGAGAACCCGTGAAGCTGCCCGTGAGGTCGAGCATCCCGAGTCGGCGGCGACGACCGCTGTCGCCGAAGCCCGTCAGGTCGCTCTCGCTGCGGGCAAGGGTCGCCGCGAAGGTGCGAACCTTGATCTTGTTCGTGATGCCTGAGCCGAGCGAGACATCGCCGTCGTTTCCGATGATGTAGGTGGTAGCCATGTGGAAGCCCTCAGATGTCCCAAGCGGTGAGCCTGTACCTCTCCGTCATCGTCCAAGCGTCATCGTCAAATGACGGCACGCCCCCCGCGACCTTGACGGCGGTCACGCGGTCGATCCCCGATCCCGATACCGCCGCGATCGGAGTCGCCATCGCCGTCTCCAGTTCCTGCGCGATCGTCCAGATCGCGGTGTTGCCCGCGTTCGTGTAGACGATCAGGAAGTCGACATCCAGCGTGTACCGCTTCTGGTTGCCGAAGTGCGGCTCGACGAGCGCCGAGACGGACGAGTAGACGACGAGCGGGGTCGGCGTGTTCGCGGGAGCCTCGTCGAGGTAGATGCGGTAGCCGCACGCCGTGAGGAGCGCGGTGCTCGCGTTGATCCGCGCGCGGAGGCTGTCGAAGATGCCCTTCATGGCTTGTCGATCTCCTCCTGCGCGGCTGTCCCGATGATGCGCTCGGCCCGCTTGGACACGGCATCGAAGACAGGGCGCACATACGGGCGCGGCCTGATCCGCCGCGTGCCGAACTCAAGGAACCGCGCGTACTTCAGGTTCGAACCGTACGAGAACCCGACGCGGTCGCCAGTGTCCTCGACCTCGATGGCGGCGAGCGTCTGCGTCGTCTTGCTGCCCTTGCGTCCGAATGTGCGGTCGGCATTGCCCGCGAGCGCCCACGACTGGCGCAGTCGGCCCGTGTCGACGGCGGGCGGCGCGCCCGCAGCCGAGGCAACATGGATGCCCTGCGCGCGGAGGTTGCGCCCGTTCCGTCGCCCGCGCGCCACGCGGTAGCGGCGACCGCCGCCCGCGCGCGACAGTTCCGAACGCAGCAGCCGCGAGATGACGAGCTGCACCGAAAGCAGCCCGTTCACGATCCCGCGCTTGACGCGGCGGCGAATCGCCTCGTCGTCGATGTCGACCTGAACATCGCTCACGACAGCACCTCGACGGCATCGACGGCGGTCATGCTCAAGTGCGGCGCGGCTTGGGTCAGCCCGAGTTCGCCAGGGTTCACCGACCCGACGACGCGGTAGTTCCGCGCCGTCGTCGCGAGGCTGTCCCGAATCTCGTCGTCGATGCGGACATCGACCGCGCCCTCGATGTAGATCGTGCACGAGGTGCGCCCGTCCATGCGCCCCTGCGCGACATCGCTCGTCTGCGTGGTCGGCTGCACGAAGCCCTTGACGCAGCAGACCGCCGCGTAGGTGCGCGTGACCTCGCCATCGGACGCAACGCCGACCGTGGGTCGGTAGACCCACAGCCGCCGGCCGAACCGCGCGACGAGGCCGCCGATGCTCACCGAAGCCTCCGATACGGGCCGAGGAGCGTCTCGATCTCGCGGCCCGTCTCGTCGCCCGAGCGCAGCGAGTATGAGTACCCGCCGAGCGACTCTGACGCGACCGACGAATCGCGCGTGCGCGCGCGGAAGAACTGGCCGCACACCATGAGCGTGCCCTGCACGACATCCGCAGGGATCGTCGTGTAGCCGCCCGTGTAGTCGACGAGGACGCTCTGGTACTGGTCGAGCGACCGCCCGTAGACGATGCCGCGCTCCTCGTCGAGATGCCAGTCGCCGATCGCCTCCGTGTACCCGAGGAGCGCCGCGCCCGCCTGTCGCGTGTCCACGCCCGCCGCGCGGGCGAGGTAGCGGCTCGGCGCGGCCACGCCCGCCGTGGCGCTGAAGCCCGCCACGCCGTTCGCCGCCGCCGCGAGCAGCGCCGAGGTCGGGTAGGTGTCAAGCGATAGCGAGTTGTCCCAGACGATCCCCGAGACATCCATCCGCCGCAGCTTCAGCGACCCGTCGAGGACGGACGCAGTCGCGATCACATCGGTCGTGTTCGTGCTCTTCACGGTCAGCATGATGTCGCGGGCGACACCGACGAACGCGACCTGAGTCACGGGCTGATTGCGGAGGACGAGCCGCTCGCCGCCGCCGTCCTTGACCTCGTAGTACCGCTGCGAGACGAAGACCCTCCCGCAGTAGCGGTCGACCCACGCGGACGCGCGGTCGAGGCATGAATCAAGGATCGCGTCGGTGTCCTGGGAGGTGACCCCCAAGAACGCCTTCGCGTCGGAGAGCGATGCGTGGGCGAGTGTGCTAGCCATTGGGTCTTGCCCTTCTCTTCGGCACGGCGGGCTGTTCGGTCGCGGTCGCGTCGAACAGCGGCGCGGGCTGAACGAGCCGCTCCGCGCTGCCCGACTCAAGCAGCTTGCGCGCCCAAGTCTCCTCGACGCTGATGATCGCGCCAGGTCGGTAGTCACGCCGCCCGAACCCGTCCTCCCACACGGCGCAGTTGCGCCGCACGATCAGTAGCTCGCGCATTCGCTCGGCCTCCCCTCGTCGTTGTAGACACTGGTGTACTGGTGCTTGCTGCGGAGGTTCTCGTCGGGCCAAGTCACGACCAACTGGAGGTGACCGATCCGCACGCGCGGCGTGCAAGCGATCCGACCGCCCGCCGCGCGGAGCGCCTTCCAGAAGTGGATGTCGTCGTCGACCCTGCCGTCGCCCCACTCGCCCGAGTCGTTCGGCGACCCGAGGAACCACGGCTTTGGCATCCGCCGCAGCGCGTCCGTGCGGATCAGCGACAGGCCGAAGTGCCCCGTCTCGCAGTCGACGACCTCCTGACGGAAGACCTCGGCGGGAATCTGGCGGATGCGCTTCCCCTCCTTGTCGGTCATCGACAGCAGCACCGTCTCGCGGTCGCGCCCGATCTGGAGCGGGAACAGCGCGTCGACGCTCGGGTTCGTCTCCATGATCTGCCACATCCGCACGATGTCGTTGTGGTCGAAGACCGAATCGAAGTCGATCGTCAGGATGTACTTGCGCTTCTCGTTCGCGACAACGCGCTCCATCATGCGCTGAAGGCACTGCCCCCAGAACACGCCCGTCGCCTTCGTGAAGTCGATGCCCAACCGGGCGCAGGCAAGGGTCGTCGCGCCCATCGTCTCCGTCCACGCGATGCGCGGCAGGGACATGATCGCCTCGACATCGGACATCGGCAGCGTCGGCACGGGCCGCTCGACGCGCCGAGCGATAACCGAGAGCCACCCCGCGCCGTCGCACCAACTGGTTCCCGTCGCGCCGCCGACGATGTCCCACCCCGCGAGGGCAAGCACCTTGGCGAGCTTCTCGCGGTTCCAGATCGAGCGGTACGCGCCGCGCGAGAGGATCGCGTCCTCCGCGCTGCCCGTCCCTTCCTTGTACATCTCGCAAGCCGCGTCGAAATCTGGGACATCGAACCGCGCGTACTGAAAGTCGGCCAAGTACTCCTTGGCCGCGTTGACCTCCTCGCCGCTGATCGCCCGCGCAAGAATGTCGTTCCTCAATACATCCGCATCTGCCATTCCGCATCTCCTTTCGCCCGTGGGGCCATGTCCGTTTCATCGGACGGACGGATCGTACAACGCACAGCGGCCCCAGTGCGCGAAGCACTGGAGCCGCCAGATGCGAAAGGCGTGTGCCCGTCAGGTGGCCGCGTAGAACGCCGAGCCGACAGCCGCCGCCGTCGACTTGTCGTCGGTCGGAAGGCCAAGGTCGGCGGCGATCGCGCAGACCGTGCCCGCGCTCGGCGTGAAGGTCACCTTCAGGTAGCGCTTCTTGCCGATCAGGTCGATGTCCGCGACGATCTTGGCGAGGCTCGTCGCGACGGTCGTGGTCGCAGGCGTGTAGCCCGTGCCCGCCGACGCGCCGTCGATCGCGACCCAGGTCGCGTTGTCGTCCGAGTGCTCGATCTTGTTGTTCGTCACGGTCGTGTTCAGGCCGACATTGGTCAGCCCGAGGCAGAGGACGCGCGCGAACGCGTAGCCCTTGGTGTCGATGCTCGCGGTGACCTGGGACGCGGTGGCCGTGCCCGTGGTCGCGAGGATGAAGGAAGAGTTCTGGCGCATGGTCGTTTCTCCATCGCGTGGGGCGGGGTATCGCTACCCCGCCCCCGCGTTCGGTCAGAGGGTGAGCTTGACGATCGCGCCGTACTCAGAGGCGCTGCCGATGTTCGCGAGGTTGATGTCGAGACGCTCGGTCGCGCGAACCGCGATGAGGTCGTTCTCCCAAGCGTCGCCGCCCGAGTTGCTGAAATCGACCGCAGTCTGACGGCGGTCGCCGAAGTACGCGGCGAGACGGAGGTCGCCGACATACGCGAAGGTCGCGCCGCCCGTCTCGGAGACTGGGATCGACTGCGCCCACACGACGGGGTAGCCGAGGAAGGTCGGCTCGCGCAGACCCTGCGACAGCGTCACCATCGTGTTTCCGCCACCCGCAGCCGCGAGGCGCTCGAACACGCCGTGCCACGCCTGCTTGTTGGTGTAGATCTTGATGTTGTTCCGCGTCGAGGCCCAAGCGGGGAGCTTGCGGAACGCCGCGATCAGGTCGGCGAGCGCAACGCCCGCGTAGGTCGTGACCGAACCCATGTCGGCGACCTGATAGGTCGCGTCCGTGAGCGCGTTCGCGAGGCCGACGATGCCGCCGTACGCGCCAGTGCCGTCGCCGTTGAATCCCGCGTTGTCCTCGGCGAACGCGAGCGCCTGAGCGATCTCGTCCGCAGCGTCGTCGCCGAGGTTGACGAGGCTATCCTCGTTCAGTTCGCTGCTGATCTCGGTGAGAACGGCGAGCTTCTTGGCGACGAGCTTGTTCTGGCCGAAGGTCGACTGCGACTTCGTGATCGGCGAACCCTCGCCGACCCAGTACGCCGTCAGGCCCGCGCGGCGCTTGTTCACATTGCGGACATCGCTCGACATCGGGATGACCCGAGCCTCGCGGCGGAACACGCCGTACTCCTCGCGGAGGATGACGAGCTCGCTGTCCATCTCCTCGGGGACGAGGAAGCCGCCCGCCGAGTTCACGCCCTCGACATGGGCCTTCTCGCGGACGAGCTGGATGCCGTTGGTCTTGCACCACTCGACGGACTTGGTGTGTCCCATCGCTGCGGCGCAGAATCGACCGAAGCGGTAGGCGCGCGACTCGCCTTCGCGGTCGTTCTTGAACGACTTCAGCTTGCCGTACGCGCGGGGAGCCTCGACGCGCGGCTGCGCGGCGACGGCCTTGGTGTTGACGATGTCGGCGAGAGCGGACTTCACCGCACTCGCGATCTTCTCTTCGGTCATCTCGTCCTCCTTCGCCATGTCCTGCTCCACTGCGGGAGCGGCGGCGGTAATCACGATGTCAAGCGAGTCGGGATCGACGGCCATGCCAGCCTCGTCCACGATCATGTAGTTCTCAAGGATCAGCTTCTTCTGGGCAACGACCCCAGGCTCACCCTTGATCCGACCCGCGCGCTCAAGGGCGCTGCGGAAGTCGGCGGTGTTCATGGTCTTCATGTGAAAAGTCCTGCGGGAACCGCGCGTCTCTTCTCAGCCCAAGGCTCCTCTGTAGGCCCATGCCGTCGAGCAAGCCAGGTCAGTCGATGTAGATCGCGCCTCGCCGTCGAGCGACCTCGCGGCGAACGATCCCGTCGATGTTGATCGGCGCGCGCTTCACCTCGGTTGAGGGCGCGGGAATGCTCACGGTCACGACCACGCGCTTCGGAGCCTCGATGCCGAAGAACCGCTTGGCGGCGACGGGCGACACGATGCCCTTCTTCACGGCGGTGATGAGCGCGTCGGGGTTCGACTGGAGCGGCGCGAGGCTGACCTCAAGCAACTTCCACCGCGAGTAGATCGTGTGCGCGCGGTCGCCGTACTTCTTGCGGTCGACCTCGCTCGCGCGGCGCGTGCCGCCGTCCTCTGGCACATACCCGACCGACACGCCAGAGACAACGCCCTGCCCGACGAGCGCGGCGGCGACCTCGGGGAAGAACTCGCCGCCGTAGCCGTCTGGCCGCTGCGCGAATGTGAAGTCGCCGACGATCGTCGTGTCCTTGCGCTTCAGGCCGTTGCACTTGCCCACGGGCTGTGCGTAGTCGTGGTTCCAGAAGAGGATCGGGTTGCGCTCAAACTCGGTCGCGTTCATGCCCTGCGGGATCAGCACCTCGCCGTCGCGGTCGAGCGTCTCGGCGGTGATGACGGCCGTAAAGCCCTTCGGCGTGGCGCGGAGTTCGGCGGGGAGCGCCTTGCGGACGATCGTCTCGGTGATGCTCATTGGATTCCTGCCTCAAGGTTGATGCGGCGGCGCTCGGCCTCGATGTCGCCCGACTCCTCGATCTCGCGTATTTCGCGCTCAAGCGCGTCGGAAAGCACGGGCTGCATCGAGCAGCGGCAGTTCGGATGCAGCGGCGGCCCCTTGATGTCCTCGTAATCGAGCACCATCTCGCCGCCGTCCGCGCCCTTCAGCAACTCGCCGCGCGCGTAGAACGAGTCGCCGAGGCCGATCGACTTCGCGCTGTATGCCTTGCTCGCGGCCTCACAGAACTCGCACGGATCGGGCGCGAGCAACCAAGTCTTGCCCTGCACCAATCCCGTCGCCGTCCACGCGTCGACCTCGGCGGTGCGTGCGGCGCGCTGCGCCTCCGTGCGCGCGACCGTGCGCGCGCGCGACCACGACCCGTCCTGATCCTTCTGCGATTCCGCCCAAGTCTGCACGCGGGTCGCCAGTTCGTCGACCGTCTCGCCCTTCTCTAGCCCGTCCCCGAGCACCTCGCGCACGCGGACGGCGGTCTGCTCGGCCACGCCCGACGCGGTGCGGCGCGCGAGGCGCACCGACTCCGTCTCGGCGTACGCGCGGAGGTCGGATCGCTCGACATCGAAGTCCACGGTCGTCGCGACCTTGGCGACCGTGTCGATGCCAAGGTCTACGCCGACCGAGATCGCGTCACGGAGGTACGGCGCGAGCGCGTCGACGAGCGCCCGCTGGTACTGGCGCGACCGAAGCAGCGCCTCGGCGCGGACGATCAGCTCGCGCGACGGCGTGCCCGCCTTCGCCAGTTCGTCGAGCACGGCCTTCACCTGATCATCGAACACGCGCGAGACGGACGCGGCCATCGTGCGCTCTGCGTCGTTGATCTCGCGGCCCTCGCTCTCGGCGTTCTTGCGGTGTATCCCAGTGGATACAGCCGACTCCCACATCGCCTTCTGGGAAATCCTGCGTGCAGATTTGCAGCCACAACCGCAAGACTTCTTCTCACGCGCGCGGTCGAACTCCTCGACCTTGCGCCGCGCCCACGCGTAGCCCTCGTCGCCGCCCCACCCGTTCCACGCTTGCCACCCCTTGCCCTGCTCGTCCCAAGTCTCGCCTTCCTTGTCGGACTGGTGGCGGTCGAAGTAGGCGACCATGCGGCGAATCGTGTCCTCCGACAGTTCGCGGCGGTTCGCCAGGTCGCGCGCCCGCGCGAGTCCTACGGCGGTCATGCCGCGCTGACTCTCGGGCTTCGACTCGCGGACATCGAGCGCGCGCCGCGCGTTCTCCGCGACGGCGGCGGGCGGCGTGGTGTCGATGTCGCCGAGCGCCTTGGCCTTCGCGAGTTCGTCGCGCTCCATCGTCGCGATGACCTCGTCCGCGCTCTTGCCCTCGCGGCACATCGAGTACGCGATCGCGACTGCCTGATCCTGCGGGTATCCCTCGGCGAGAAGCGTCTGAATCTTGCCGCTGACGCAGTCGCCGATCGCGTCCTTCGTCTCGACGGCCTTCGCCTCGACGGTCGGCTCTTCGGTCGGCTCCTCGACCTCGACGGCCTCCACTGGCTGCGCTGCGGGCGCGGGCGCGGACGCGCCGAACAGCCCGCCGAACGGCGACGGCGCGGCGGGTGCGCCGCCGAGCGGCTGACCGTTGATGAGCGGGCGGTCTGCCATCGGATCGGGCAGCGGCTCAAGTCCCTCCTGCTGCCGCGCCTCGTTGATCGTAAGAATGCCGCCAGACACATAGGTCGTGCGCTTCGCCGTCTCCTGCGCCTCGTCGGCGCGAACGGGGTTGTCGTACGCGAGGAACGCGTCCTCCTCGATGCCGAACAGCGGGAGGAGCTGCTGATTCAGAACCTCCTCGTCCATGCGGAGGAGCGGGAGGATCGTCGTCTCCTTCCACGAAGCGAAGCCGACCGTGGCCGACGCAAGGTTCGGATCGTTTGCGCGGAGCATCGAGACGGGCACGCCGAACACGGCGGCGATCTCCTCGACGATCTCCTCGCGGCCCTGCAAGTCCTTCGGCGGGAACTGGAGCGGCTTGAGGTCGACCTCGCCAGTCACCGCGAGGAAGCGGCCCGTCTTGTTCGTGCCGCGCAGCTTCGTCTCGACCTGTGCCGTGAAACGCTCCAGTTCCTCGTCGGACGCGTTGCCCTTGCTAACGAGCAAGTAGTCGGGCCGCGACTTGTTCGCGAAGAAGTGGTAGTCCATCTCATGGAGCGCGACATTCGATGTCACCGCGCCCCACGCCGCCTCGACCTTGCCAAGCCCGTAGTAGATGTCGCGCGGGTTCGGGTACTTGAAGTGGACCACCTCGTCGGGCGCGAAGTCCTGACGCTGCGCGTCGTTGCGCCCGTACTCGTAGCCCTTGACGAGTTCCTCTCCGCGCAGCGGGTTCCCTGGAACGATGCGCATCCACTGGCTCGGCATCGTCCACACCTCGACGGGGACATTCAGCGTCGGGTCGAGCACGGGGTGGAGGTACGCGTTGCCCGTCAGCTCCATGTACAGCACGCGCAGGACGGTCGCGTCGAAGCCGTTCTGGTAGGGGTTGACCTTCGCGAGAAGGGTGAGGAGCGGATGCGTGTCCGTGACGACCTCGTAGTCGTCGCCGTACTCCGCTGCCTTCGTCATCGCGTAGCGCGACGGGAGCTGCGCGAGGTCGCCCGACAGGTACGCCTTCGTGCGGCGACCCGTCCTGCGCGTGTTCCATGCCTTCGTGCCCGACGAGCGGTTGCGCACATAGAGGCGAAGCGGCTGCGAGGCGACCGCGATGGCGTTGAGCCGCGCGGCGGCGTACACCCACGATCGGTTCTCGACGACCGCGCGGTGGTAGTCGAACGGCGGCGGGACATACTCGCGCCCGATGAGAGTCGCCGTGCTCGCGACCTCGTACCGCTGCGGGTCGTCGTTCGTGTACGCGGCCTTGCCGAGGATGGACTTGATGCGGTCGATGATGCTCATATGACTCTCATCGT